ACGACCCCTCACCCGCTCCCGGTTCGCCGACAGGCTCAGCAAGAGCGGCGCGGGCATGGAATCGCAGGTGCTTCGGGATGCTGTCCTGGCGCATCTCCTTGCCGCAGCGAGGGCAGGGGCCACGCTTGCGTCGGGCCTCATTCACGCAAGTGCGGCAGCGACGGGCTCCGTCCGCCCTGATGCCCAGGTTGTCCCCGGCGTACGGGTGACCCTGGGGACAGTGCGTGCGAACCGAGTAGGCGTTGCGGCCTCGCGTGTCGCGATCAGTGATGTTGTCAGAAGGGGTGCCGGCCCGCAGGTGCGCCGGGTTCACGCAGGGAGGGTTGTCGCACGAGTGGAGGACGTAGAGCCCGTCAGGTACGGGCCCATTCGCCAACTCGTAGGAGACCCGGTGGGCACCAACACTGCGGCCGTTCACATGGAAGCTGCCGTACCAGTTGCGGTCAGTCTGGTTCAGCCACTCCCAGCACTCATCGGCAGAGCCCCTCGCGACATGCGACCAGAAGCGCGCCTCCCACTCCGCGCTACCCACGACGCACCTCGGCTGCCGCTTCGGACGCGTCGTGGCCGTCGGGCAGGGATGCGGCGATGTGGACGTGTCCGCCCCAGTTGGCGACGTCCTCCCAGTCGACGCTCATGCGCAGACCTCGCAGCCGTAGCCGACGGGGTACTCCGGATGTTCGCCGATGCTGGAGAAGTCCCGAGTCCCGATCACCTTGACCAGCGCGACCTCGATCGACCGACAGGCGAGGCACATGCCGTACGTGGGGGGCTCAACTTCTTGCATGTCGTAGAAATCGCAGATTGGACAGAGCGATCCACAGTCGCCGCTGTTATGCGCCTCAACCGACTGATAGCCGATCACGACTCCACCTCCACTACCTGCCCAGCGGTCACCAGCGCCTCGACCCGCCGGTACGCCCGCTTGGCGTCGGAGCGGCGTGTGTAGCCCTCGGAGCCGTCCGCGACCGTGCGCCCGTTGACCGCTACGAGACGCCAGCGCCATTCGCCAACAGAGTCGGCGTAGAACTCGACCGTGGCGCGCGGGGCGGTCATGACTCCACCAGCTCGGCCTCGAGCGGCTGGTCGTCGGCCGCGAACGGGTTCTCGATCCGGTCCTTGAGTGCGTCGATCACGGCGCTGCGCTCGTCCCAGGTGAGGTCGGTTGACGACTCGATCTCGCGGTTGATGGTGGCCATCGCGAAGTCGAGTCGATCCTGCCGCTCGGTGATGCCGGCGTCGTTGAACGCGGCGTGCATGGCCTTCATCTGGCCCTCTTCGTCGCGGGCCGGCGTGCCGTCCTCCTTGGCGGGCTTGCGGCGCGACATGGTGCGCTTGGCCGGCGCCTCGGTCGGGGTCGTGGTGACCTCGGCGACCTGCTCGTCGAACGCCCCGCCGTCGGCTACCTCCTCGGCGCTGTAGCCGATGCCGAGGATCGCGTCGGAGGCGATGAGGCGGGCGAGCTCGGAGGTTGCGCGAGCGACAAGCATGGCAGCGGGCTGCTTCTTCCAGTTCTCCTTGCCACTGAGGCCGAGGTCGCGCGCCCGGTCGATCGTCCAGGTGACGCTCTGCCACTCGTCGGACCCGCGGCGCCGGCCCTTCATGCGGCAGCGGGTGCCGGTGGACTCGAGGAGCACCATCTCGTGCCCGTAGGACTGAACGACGGCTCGCAGGGTGATTGCCCGTGGCGCGGCCTGCCCCTGGATGATGTCGAAGGACCGCATGGCGGCCATCGGCGAGAGCCCGACCTCGAGCCCGGCCAGGATGGCGGCGGTCAGCTCGACCGGCTTGCCCTTGAACTGCGCCGGCACGAACGCCGACGACGACAGCCGCTCGGCCACCTGATAGGCGGCGTCCGCGGACTGCGCCCACTCACCGAGGCGATGGACGGCGACGTCTTGCTGGGTTGCGAGGCTGGTGCCTGCGCGCTCCTCCCACTGCTGAATGGTCATGCGATGCTCTCTTCTTCTCGTGGCTGAATCAGGAGGCCGACGTAGCCCGAACCGGGGACCTTCCAGTCACCTCGGCCGCGCTTGGCGATGTCGAAGGCACGTCGGATGACGAGGAACTCCTCGTAGATGTCGGGGCCGAACGCGAACGGTGCGACGTCGTAGCCGTCGGCCCGGATCTGCACACCGAACGCGGCGTCACAGAGCGGGAGCGGCTGCTCATCGCCGTCGAGGCCGGTGAACTCGGCGTGTGCGTAGGCGTTCATCTGCCACGCGTACTCGGGATAGAGCGCCTTGCCGGACTTCCAGTCGAAGATCGCCACGCCGTCAGCGCCCGTGAGCGGGTGGACGTACTTGGCGATCAGGTCGAGGGTGCCGGCCCACTGGTGCTCACGGCTGGCGCAGGAGGCTTCGACGAGCAGCGGCTCGATGTGCCACTCCTCCATGAACGCGAGCGCGTTCTCCATGACGGGCACGGACTCGTCGTCGACCTCGACATCTTCGCCGTTGAGCAGCGCCTCGGCGTAGTCGTGGAGGAGGTTGCCGCGGGTGCCGGCGTCGTCTCGCTTCTGCCAGGGGATGCCCTTGAGCGCCTGGATCATGGGTCCGCGGCCGAGCTTGCGGAGTTCCTCGATGCCGTTGGGGTTGTCGGCGACGTACTCGGCGACCATGCCCGCGGCCCACTTGGGGATGGCGGGCTTGTCCAGGACGCCGAGGATGGTGGTGACACCCGGCACCCAGCGGCCGTCGAGCTTGTAGCGATGTGCGGACGGGTAGAACTGGAGGCCGCGCTTGGGTTCGCGAAGTTTGGTCATGTCGTCCTCAGAACGGGGGCTCTGCCGCGATCGGCAGGTCGAAGCGGGTGGGGTGGTGGAGCGGGCCGTCGCCCCATGGGTCAGGCGCGCGCAGGTGTGCCGGGACGGGCGGGTAGCATTCGCGGCAGGGGCCGGTGTCGCTGCGCACGTCCGCCACGCCCACCCATCCCTCGCACGCCGACCAGACCTCGCCCGTGTGGTCCTCGCCGCGTGGGCGCTCGGTGTGCATCTGGGCGGCTTCGGTGATCACGTCGGCGGCGTCGCGGAGGGCGTCGGCTCGGGTCCATGGGCGGGTCATGGCTGCACGCCTTCGGAGAGGACCTCGGGCGCGTCGATGTCCTGCCACAAGGCATTCCGATGACGCGCGCCGTCGTACGGCCTGCGCCACCAGTCGCCGTCGCCGATTCGGACCCAGATGTGCCCGTCCGCATCCCGCACAACCGCGCCCAACCCCTGCGGCTCAGGAGGCTTCGGTGGGGCGAGCAGCGAGCGGAGGGCGACCTGCATCTGCTCCGCGCGGTAGGCGTGCAGCCTCTCCACGTCTTTCGGAATGACCGCCCAGACCGCGGCCTGCACCATCGCGTCCCGATCTTCGGGGTCGATCACGATGACTGGGCGCTGGGCATGCTTCCCGTCGAACGGCCGGTTGATCCAGTAGTCATGCTCGGTCGCGTAGCCAGTCCAACGGCCGTCCCTGCCGCGCATCATCAGCACGTCGCGCCCATCGAGGGTGAACATCGCCACGTCGCCCGGCTTCCACTGCGCGCTCATGACGCCCTCCCCAGCAACAGCTCGGCGGTGTACGCGGCGTGGAGCATCGACGTGCGGGCATCACGGACTCGCTGCCATGTCGGTCGACCATCGCGGGTGCGGATGTTCGCCACCGCCTCCCGCACGGCCGCCTCCAGGACGAGGGTTGCGGCGGCCTCTTCGCTGCTGACGAAGCGGCCTCGGGCGTCGCGGTTCATCGGGCACCCCATGCGATCGGAATGCACGAGTACGGCAGCATCAACGGGTGGCCAGGGTGCCCATCCTTCGTGATCGAGAGGGCATGCAGCCGCGAGGCGCCCGGCAGGGACCGCAACCAACGCACCCTCTCGGGATGCTTAGACGCATTCGCACCCCACGCGGCGAGGATGAGTCGATCGTCCCGCGCTGCATCGCGTAGCGCGTCCTCAATGACGCCGTTGCCCTTGCGGCCTCCGGTGATGTCGACCCCGTCGCGGCGAGCACGCCAGAGGTCGGCGGGCTTGGTAGCGCGGAACGGGTAGAGGTTGACGACCTGGATGCCACCGAAGCCCATCCGAGCAGCGAACCCGAGGCACTTCACGATGGTGGGGTCGTCGGCCAGCGCATCAGCGGTCGACGGGTTGAGCATGATGAACGTCAGCGGATCGCCACCGCCAAACCTCCGGTGGAGAGTCCAGCGGTACAGCGGCTCGGGCTCCTCCTCCGACAGCCATGCGGTCCGCAGCATGTCGGCGGGGTCATACTTCAGGCGGTCGGCATCTGGGTGGCGCAGGTCAACGCCACCGGCGTCGGCGATCGAGAACAAGCCCTCGCTCATCGCAGGTCTCCCTTGTCGTCGTACAGCCGCTCGAACCAGGCGTCGTCTTCGGCGAGGTGGTCGTGGGTGGCAGCGCGGGGGAATGGGATGACCTTCTGCTGGAGCGGCCGACTCAGCGGGCACTCGCTCAGGTGGATGCCGACCCCGTTCGGGTGACCGCAAATGCAGCGCACCGACCGCAGCGGCATCACGACCCGCCCGTCCGAGAGCGCGGTCTGCAACTCAGCGAACGCGTGCTCAGTCCGCCGCCGAACGTCACGCTCGGCAGCCAGCGCCCACTCGGCGGCCTCGAGCTCGCGGGATAGGCGGGCGGCGTTGTCGCGGGCCTCGTCGCGTTCGTTGGTGCGCTCCACGATGACCGCGAACAGGCCGGCGAGGAGGATGCAGACGGCGGCGATGACGCATGCGGTGGTCATGACGTGGCCTCGGGTCCAGCGGTCGGCTCGTGGCCGTACGTCACGCGCTTGGCGAAGAGAGTCAGCGTGACGCGGACCAGTTCGTCACCGCGCGTGGAGACCTCGTGGACGATCACTGGGTCATCGGCCGAGGCGAGCAGTACCTGGCCATTGATGCGGACCTCGGTCGGCACGATGTACTTCGGGTCTGGATTGTCGGTGCGCTCGATGATCTCGATCACGGCGCCATCGGGGATGCTCACGACGCCACCTCCGCCCACAGGAACACCGCGGGGTCGTGCCAGGCTGCGACGAAGAGGATGATGGCGGGGGCGATGAGGAGTCTCATGGCGTGGCCTCCGCCTGCTGGTATGGATTGGGTGTCGTTGGAGCGTTCGGCTCGTCAGACATCCGCCGCATCGCGTTCGAGTGGCCCGAGGCGTAGCCGGCCTGCCAAACGTCAGCGAGGAATCCGGTTCCGTTCTCTCCGAGGCGTGACGCGGCCTCGATCATGCAGGCGGGGCAGCCAGGAATGAGCGGGCCGTGCTCGCAGTAGTCGCCGCTCATGCCGCCATCACCGCCCGCACCCGCTCGGCCAGCACCTGCGTCGGCTCGGACCACATGCCGACCGGGTGACCATCGACACGGACCACGCCGAGGACGCTGGCGACGACGAGAGAGGTGCCGACCTGGATGGCGTCGGGGCCGAGCACTGTGCCGTCGAGGGCGTGTGCCAGTGCCGTCTGCGGGGAGGTGAGGGTCTGCGGCGCGCGGATCACCGGGCACCGCCGAACAGCGCAGCGAGCGCGGAGGCGACGACCGTCGAGTTGCGAATGTCGAGCCGGGAGGCGACCTCATACAGCGAGACCTCGTGACGGCTGTAGGCAATCGCACACACCAGCCGCCAGAGCGCCTCCGTGCCCGAGCCCCACAGGTCGAACGGGATGTCGGAGGTGATGCGGATCTCGGTAGTCCAGTCGCCGGGAGTGACTGTGACGTGCTCACTGAGCGTCGAGTCCTCGGCAATGCACCGGGCCGCGTCGCACACGGGCCCGCGGTCAACAACGAGGACATCGGGGATGGTGTTGGTCTGCACTAGAATCACTTCCTGTAGGTCGTGGACCCCGGTCTTGCTTGGCGGCGGGCCGGGGTCCGTCTTGTCTGTTCGGGGAGCCGAGGCGACGGACCAGGCAGCTGACGTCGCCCCGGCTGTTGACCCGGACTGCACCGGGCCCTCTATGTGGTTTTCCGGCCTAGTCGGGGCCGGTCCTGCACACCTCGCGCCGTTCTTCCCCAACGGGTTGAGGTGCCTCCCGGCCGGAATCCTGTGAGAACGGGCCGGGGAGATTGGGTTATCCGGTGTCGGCAGCGAAGAGGGTGTCCTGCGCGAGACGGCGGGCAGCGATCTCGCAGTAGCGCTCCTCGAGTTCGACTCCGATGGCGCGGCGGCCGAGTTGCTTGGCGGCGACGAGGGTTGAGCCGGACCCGGCGAATGGGTCAGCGATGGTGCCCGAGCACGTCTCGATCAGGCGCTCCATGAGTCCGGTCGGCTTGGCATGGGGGTGGCCGTTGAGATAGCCGCCCATCCCGCCAGGCGTAGCGATGACGCTCGAGCGCGCGGCAGGCAAGCGGAGCCATTCGCCGAGGACGTAGATTGCTTCCCAATCACGCCGCCAGCCATAGTTCGACCCCACGACGCCCGAGTCGGCGGGCTTCTGCCAGACGAGGATCTGCTTAGTGCCCGCGGGCTGCGGCAGAAGAGGGGCGCCGAAGACGAGCGCAGGGCGATCGCCCCACGTGTCGAGCACGCCATCGCGGGCGGCCGTGTCGCCGTCATTAGTGATGCCGTCGTGCTTGCGCTGCCCGTTGTAGCCACCGCCCCGCCACTTGATCCCATACGGCGGGTCGGTCACGAGCACGTCTGCCTCGAGCCACACGGTCACCTCATGACAGTCGCCGCGGTAGAGGGTGACGAGGTCGTCGGAGTAGTAGGGCTCCATCACGCCACCGCCGTCTCGTCGGCGTGGGCACGGCGGGTGGGGTGTGCCGCATCAAGCTTCTGATGGCAGCTCGAGCACATGGGCTGGTAGTGATCGAAGTTCACGGAGAAGACCTGACCCGTAGAGGTGTCGATACGGGCGAACGCGTCCTTATGGTCGTAGGCCCAGTGGCGGGCGGGCTTGCTGCACTCGACGCACCAGTGCTTGCTGGCCGAGCCCTTGAACTTCTGGAGCAGGTAGTGGACGACCGCGTATGCCGTCATCGGTGTCATGGACGTGATGGCGGGATCGACGTAGGCGCTCTCGTTGTCGCTCATGCGTCCACCAGCCCGTCGACGAACCGCTCGAGGTCTGCAGTCCGAATCAGGTACTTGCCGACCGGGTTGCCGGCCTTGTCGGTGCCGGACCGCTTGGCCTTCAAGTCGCCCTCGCGGATCGCGCTCTTGAGATACGACTGGCTGAGGCCGGTCGCCTCGGCGGCGGCCTCGAGGTCGTAGGAGATCGGTGTCACTGGTTGACCGCCCTTTTCGGAGCGGGTCCAACCTCGCGCGAGACGCGAGAGATTGAGGGGATGAAGAGAGAGTTCTTTGGGGCGTTGAGCACCCTTTCGATGCGCACAGCCAGGGCCTTGTCGCAGGTGCTCCGCTTGCCGGAGCGAAGGTGGCCGATCGTCGAGCGGTACTTGGGCCCGCCCACGGCATCGGCCAGTGATCGGACCGTGAAGCCTCGTGTCTCCATGTAGGAGGCGAGAGCTTGGGCATTGATTAGCTTCAACTCGAACCTTCCCTCGATGCGGATCATGGCTGCCTCTCAGACGGTAGACGCTCGTCTTGCGTTGCACAAGACGTTAGACCCAAATAGACGGCTTGTCTACAGGAATCGCTGAGGTTCTAGGCTGAATCCAGACTTACAACCGCGGAATCTGTAGACGCCGTGTCTACCTGTTCGATTGCGCCGCCCCCGAACGCCCGAGGAGCATCCGTAGACGTGGCTACCAGAGACGTACCTCCGAGCTGGGCGGGGCTGCTCGAGCAGGCCAAGTTGGTCGACTCGCGAAACGGCGCTCCATCCATGAGCCGCCTTGCCGAAGCGTCAGGAGTTCACGCCTCGACGATCTCGGCGATGATGTACGGCGACCGACAGACCAAGGCGGAGAGCGTCGACAAGGTGGCCGCCGCCATCGCAGCCGGCATGCGTGCAGATCGGCGCGAAGGTGTCCGCGCGGTTGTGCACGAGCTCGTCGGTCGGGCGCTCCGCGTCCAGAAGCCGTTTGAGCCGCATCCTGATGCCGATCTCTTGACCGGCTCAGAGCGCAAGGCCATCAATGAACTCATCCGCGTGATGACCATCGCCAAGAAGCAGGGGGCCGTGCGCCTCGACGTGATCCGCGGCGGCCCGGATCTGTCGGTCGAGACTGATACCTCTAGTGGTGCGATAGCGGCGGACGAGCAGGAGACGTCGATCGCCGGAGAACAGGAGGAGAGCGAGACGCCATGACGGGGGAGTGACTCGGGACCGTTACGACCTGGTCATGCAGCACTGTGCGGATCTCGGCATCGACGTGGAGTGGGCGCCGCTGGGGGACAAGCGGCGCGGCGAGTACCACCGACATGGCGACCGCATCGTCCTCAACTCGAAGCTGACAGCCCGACAAGCGACCGCGTGCCTCGGTCATGAACTGGGTCACCAACGCTTCGGCGATCACTGCTCGACGCCCGCGAACGAGCGGCGCGCGTGGGAGTACGCCGCGGCCTTGTTGATCACCCCGCGTGAGTACGCCGCAGCGGAGACTCTGGTCGGCCATCATCTGGCCGCTCTGGCGATCGAGCTCGGGGTGACTCCGAAGCTGATCGAGGCGTGGCGCCGCTGGTACGACAGGCGGTGCCCCGAGCGGTTCAGGATCCCGAGGGAAGCCCCTTCAGCGTGAACGCACTAGCCACGCCCTGCAGCGCATCGCGCATCGGCCCGACGCGTGCCGTGATGTAGCCCTGGCTGATGGCGTAGGAGGAGTGTCCGAGGATGGCGGTGATGATCGTGGGCTCGATGCCGAGCTCGGCCAGGACCGTGGCCGTCGAGTTGCGGATCTCGTGGGTGACGAACGGGCGCCCGCTGGGATGCTTCACGTTGCCGGCGGCCTGTAGCGCGCGAAACTCGGCAGCGTCCTCTTCCTTGGGGATCGGCCGTCCGTCCGGCCGCGTCCACAGCAGCCCGTGATCGTTCGGCGGACGCTTCGGCAGCCACGTGGCGAGGGCTTCCTGCACCTCTTCGACCATCGGGATCACGCGCCAGCCCTTGTCGGTCTTCGGGCGCACGAGGTGGAAGTTGCCTTCGAGGTGCCGGGTCTCGTAGCCGTGGGGGATGCGGAAGCCTTGGGCCTTGTCGCGGCGGTCGATGTAGGGGAGTCGTTGCAGCTGCCACTCGAGGCTGATGAGCCCGCGGCCGAAGTCGAGCGCCTCTTCCGTGAGCCCGAGGCATTCACCCTGGCGCATGCCCTGAAGGAACGCGACGAGCCAGCGGGAGCCGTGGGGGAGTTCGGCGGCGTGGGACAAGACGACGGTGGCCTGTGGCAGTTCGAGCGCGGCGCGGACGACCTTGGGCTTGCGTAGGTGCTTCTGGACCTTGATGTTGAAGACGCCGGGCGGGATCGGGTAGTCCTCCTCGAGCGCGTCGCGGAGCATCTTGATGAGCACGCGCTGGACGCGGAGGACGGTCTTCTCGTCGTGGCCGGCGTCGCGTACGGCCTTGTTCACTGCGCGGACGTCGGTGGGCATGACGTCGACCAGGCGCGCCCGGCCGATGGTCGGCACGATGTAGTGGATGACGGCGGCGCGGTCGCTGGAGTAGGTGTTGGGTCGGACCGTCTCGACGCGCATGGCGAGCCACTCGACGGCCCAGCCTTCGATGGTCTTCCGGTCGACGTTGCCGCCCTTGCGACGGGCCTTCTTGAAGTCGCCACCGAGCGCCGCCCGCTTCTGTCGCAGCCGCCGCTCGGCCTCCGCCTTGGTCTTCCCGGTGGCACTGATCCGTCGGCGCTTGCCGCTGGCCGTGAGCCCGGCTTCACCGTCTGCTCGGTAGCGCCCGTTCTTCAAGAGGGTGACTGATCCGTCGCCGTGGGCCATCAGGGCCGCCACTCCTCGCGGTGGTCCGGGTGGTCGGCGTACGGGAGGGCGAGGGTGCGGAGGGTTGGGCAGGGAAGCCGCTTCATGGTCACGGCGAAGTAGCCGCCGCCCTCATCCACCTCGTCAACGCAGACGGAGCACTCGTCGGTCACGATCGGGTCTCGACCGAGCGCGGTCGTGACGACAGGGCAATGTAGTTCCACGATCTGTCGCTTGGCGTCGCAGTCGGCCAGCACGCGGGCGGGGTCCCATCGGGCGACATGCTCGCGCGTGTGGTGATCAGGGAAGAAGCGAGGAGGCTCGGTGCTCGCCTGCTGCGCCACCCGCTCATCTTCGGCGAGGCGGGCCAGTAGGAAGTCGGTCAGGGTCATCAGGTCTCCAAACTCAGCCATTGGCTCAGCCATTCTATTGCCGACCAACGACCATATTGTCAGTTTCCACACGGGGAATCACGCTCAGCGGGACCCTGCAAGCGTACCAACATCCCCTCTTGTAATGAGGATGCGACACGGCTTGGTTACGCTCAGAGAGGGACTGAAAGGGGCCGGACTCAGCCGTTAGGTCAGCCATTGTCCCCGAAAAACCCGCCGCGTTAGCTCAGTGGTAGAGCACTCGCCTTGTAAGCGAGCGGTCGTCGGTTCAACCCCGACACGCGGCTCCATGCCTTTGGCCGACAACCCCTGCCCGTGCGCTCAGGCTGCGGAATGACACTCAGCGATGAGCGGCCAGGTAATCCTCGACGAGCCGGCGCAACAGGTCCGTGACGGTGACGCCCTCGCGCTCGGCCGCGGCCTTGAGCTGTGCGCGTAGTTCCTCGGGCAGCCGAAACGTCTGCATGGGCGTCTTCGGCTGGTTCGGCACGAGGGCAACTTTCGCAGGTTTCGGTGTATCAGGTGTGGACATGCGGTCTCCTGTCGGGTGTAATACACCTTACCCAACGACGACTCGGGGGAGAACCGATGACCACCAGCGAAACCGCCACCTTCACCCGCGACGCCGCCCGCCTCGTGGCCGAGAACGACGCCCGCGAGTGCGCGGCATCGCTCGAGCGGCTGGCGGACCTGCTGGCTGTGGCTACGGCTGCCTGAACACACGCTGTCTGTCGGCACCACGGCGTAGCATGAACGAAAGCGCCCGGCCGCTGGCTAGAGCGACCGGGCTAGCCGATGATTGGAACATCGACCATGAGCAACGATACCGAGGCCACTGACCCTCTCCGGTGCCCTACGTGCGGCGAGGTTGGCGTGAAGGCGTGCGTTGACGAGCAGGGCCGCCAGCTGGACTACGACCACGATGGGCGGCCAGCGTTCTTCCCGGTCGGCTTCGAGCGCATCTTCCCGACCAAGGCTCGCCCATGACCACCCAGACCGCCACCCTCTCCGACTTCCTTCTCGCCCGCATCGCCGAGGACGAATCGTGCTGGGAGGACGAGGCGGAAGTCCTTCGGTTGCGCGACGATACGAGCGAGCGCAGAGAGTTGATCGAACGCGTGCTGGCCGAGTGCGAGGCCAAACGCGAGATTGTCCGCTACTTCCACATGCTCTGCGAACAGGGCCAGCAGCACGAGGTGTTCGGCTACCACGCGACTGGGCTGCAGTACGCGATTCGCCAACTCGCGGCCATCTACGACGGCCATCCTGACTACCAGGAGGAGTGGCGGGCATGAGCGAACTCCGAGCCGACTGTGTCGAGTGTGGCTGTCCGGCGGCGACGACGTGGTCCGACCGTGAATGGCGCTGTCCGGCCTGTGGAAGTGACCTGGTCCTTTTTCACATCGCCTAACCAGCCCGCCCGAACACTCGCCCATGCTCAGCCATCCGCCGGTCCCGCAACCTCTGCAGCCGCCGCACAGTGGCCGGCGCGTAGGCGAGGGCCTCAGGGTGGTTGATCGTCCACGCGAGAATCTGGTTGAAGCGCACGAGCCCGAACCCGAACTTCGCCCGGATCGCAGCCTCCTTCGCGCCCGTGAAGCGCCACAGTTGCCGCTCGAAGTCGAGGACGGCCCGCTGTTCGTCGGTGAGCTCGGCCATGGGATGAGTCTGGCAGCGGGGTCCGACAGTGCTTCACTCGGACATGAAAGAACCGCCCCGCTTCACCCGTGTGGGTGAAGCGGGGCGGTGGGGATGTGCGGGGGTTCTAGATGTTGACCTCGAGCTGGCCGGCGTAGACCGTCGTCGTGGCCGAGGTGGTGTTCTGCAACGTGATCGAGACCCAGTTGTCCTTGGTCGAGTCGAACGAGCTGGTCGCAGCGACCGCCGTCCCTGCTGCTGTGGCTGAGCCGATAGTGCTCGTGCCCCCACCAATGTGGGTGGCGCTGGTGCCGATCGCCTGGATTGCGTCCACGCCCTCCATGTAACGCGCACCGGCCGTGGAAGCCGACGCGGACATGATGATCAGCGAAGCATCGGAGGTGGTCCCCGCAGTGCCGATCCGGATGCGGGTGGTCACGACCGTTGCTGTTGCGGCCGAGGACGCCCAGAGCGAGTACTTGATGATCGACCCGACCTTGAACGTATTGGCGGGGATGAAGACCTTGGCGACCACGGCCTCGGTGGTGGTGGTGGCTGTGGCTCCTGGTGCGACGGAGACGCGGCGGCCGGAGTCGTCGAGCGTCTTCTTGTTGACGAGGTCTTGCGGATAGGTCGGCGTCACCCCAGTCTGCGGCTGTGCCGACCCGAATCCGACCACCTGCGCGAGCGACGCCCCGATGGATGCCTGCGTGGCTCCTGTCAGGTGAACGTTGACGTCGCCGTAGACGCCGTTGGCCTGCCCTTGGGCGTACGTGCCGACCCGGTCGTGCCAGTCGACCAGAGGGACGTCGAGCGTGTCGGCGAGGGCGTACATGGCCTGCCAAAACGCCTGCTGGGTCGCCTGCGCCACGAAGCTGTACGCCATCTCCGGCTCGAGGTGCAGGATGCAGTCGGAGTTCGGGTAGCGGTTGCGGATCGTGGTGATCGCGGTCGTGATCGTCGACGCCGACGCAGCGGCCAGCATGTCGTTGACGCCAAGCACGATGTGGACGCACGACGGCTCGCGACCGATGCGGACAGTCTGGCCGGTGATGGTGCCGGTCGCGACGGCGTTGGTGGGCGTGCTGACTCCGTTGACCATCGTGTGGACCACGGCCGAGGTGGTGCTGTTGATTGAGCCGATGTAGGACTGCGGCGGGAACATGGGACCAGCAGCGCCCGGCGTCTGATCGAACGGGCGACCGATGTCGGCCGAGGTGAAGTTGGCCGTGGCGCTGGTCAGGTTCGGCGACCCGACCGTACTCCCGGCATCGGTGACGGTCCGCGAGGTGCCGGCGACGTACTGGAAGACCTGACCGGGCGCCGTGTTGGTGGCGACGTCGGACCACGAGGTGCTGCCGGTTCCGGAGGCCAGCGAGCCGTTCTGGGCGACGTTGTGCATGACGAGCCCAGCGTTCGGGGTCCAGATGGAGAGTCCGGACAGGAACGCGCCGAACGTGCCCTGCACGGTCACATTGAGGACGACCTTGCTGCCCGGCTGGATGTTCAGGCCGGTGATGTGCTGGTACTTCCACCCTGCAGACCCGGTGCAGACGACGGTGGCGGCCAGCACGCCGTTGACGGTGACGGTGAACGTGGCCCCGGTGGCGTCGTAGTACCAGACGTCGCAGATCGTGCCTGCCCGGTCGGCGGTGAAGGTCGCGATCGCACCGGACGCGTTGGAGGCGAGCATCGATTGATTGGAGTTCGACCAGGTTGAGCCGGTGAAAGCCCACCGTGAGTCCGGGGTGACCGTCGAGTCTGCGATCCGCACGAACCCTGTGCCGTTGGCGGGAACACCGCAGTTGGCGAGGTTGTCGCGGAACGCCAGCGCGACGGAGTTGAGCCGGTCGAAGGTGTAGACGCCGACCGCGGAGACGGTGCCCGCTGAGAGGGAGTCGCCGATCCACAGGTGCTCGGTCATCCCACCGCCGGACTTGCCCATCATGCAGTTGGCGAGGCCCTGGTTCAGGATGCGGGTGTTGGACGACTTGAAGTTGTAGATCCCGAACTCGTTGGAGTACCGGTTCTTCAGCCCCGACAGCGAGCTAGCGTAGGAGTACGACGGGCGCCCGGAGGACGCCTGGTCGACGTACTGCTTCGAGGAGACGTCCGGATCGGCCGCCGGGCTGGAGAGAACCTTCATCAGCCGAAGACGACCACGCGGTCAGGACGGGGGCCGTATCGCTGGGATCGCTTGGTTCCATCCCATCCGTATGGCGCGGCTCCTGCCAGAACTTCGCGGATTCGTTCGCCGCGCCGGTTTCCCATATGCGGCAGCAGCCTTCGGAGCAGGTCGGGTACGAGTTCGCGGTCAGCCGACTCCCAGATGTGCATGATGCATCCCTTGGCGTCGGGCTTGGCCGTGCTAACCCGCCCGAAGCCTGCAACGCGATGCGCCTTGTGGATCACATCCAGATCCGTCATCGCAACCTTGGTCCACGGCAAGTTTCGGGGCGAGTTCACACCCTTGCCCGCAGGCCGCAGGGCAAATGAACCCTCGCCTTCCAAGAGGCCGGCCAGCCATGCAAGCTCGATGTCATCCATCAGCCCATCACCACGATTCGATACTGCGAGGCAGTCGGTGCGCCACCGAAGTTGACCGACACCGTGTTCGTCGTCGCAGCCGTCACGTCGGCCAGGACGAAGTTGCCGCTGGAGACCTCGACGACCTGCACGTGCACGTCGAGGGTGCCGAGGTTGTGGGTGAAGGTCTGCGGGTTGGTGGTGACCACGCAGTTGGCGGCGAACTTCCGGACCACAACTGAGGTGTCGATGCCGACCGTGTCCGCAGCGACGGTGATGCCCGTGCCGGCACCAACCGCGAGGACGCCGGTCGCTTCGACGAGACCAGCGCCAGCCGCCCCGGAGCCGATCCGCACGCCACTCGCGGACTTGCTGAGCGTGGTCCCGTCGAGCTCGAGCTGGAACTGGCTGCCGACGAGCTCGATGCCGTTGCCATCCGCGGTGTAGGACGTACCGCTGCCGACCTGGGCGAAGGTGAGGGCCGTCGTTCCGAGCGTGATGGTGCCGTTGTTGGTCAGGGTCCACGCGGTGTCGGCGTTGACCGTGCCCTCTTCGACGAACACCGACATGTTCGCGGTGACCTCACCGGCCGCGTCGGCGTCAGTGGCGCGAGTCGGGGCACCGGAGGCGTTGACTGTGTAGATGCCGTTCTCAGCGCCGGCCGCCTGGTTCTTCAGCAGGACGCGGTCGTTGGTGGCGAGTGTCACGCCGTCGATCACGCTGCCGTTAGCGAAGCTGCTCGCGAGTGTTCCTGCGGCGGTCGTTGCGGCGCGAACTGACGCCTTCCAGTCGAGCCCATTGACCAGCCCGTCGACGTAGGACTTGTTGACCGCGTCCGTGGCACCGGAAGGACTGGCGACGTTGGTGATGTTCTTGGAGTTCGCATCGATCCCGTTGAGGAACTTGGCGGACATGGGTGCTCCTTAGGTGAGGACGGCGGTACCGCTGGTCGGGACTGGGAACGTGATGGTCACGGTGCTGGCGTCGGCGACGACATCGGTGAAGACCGCTTCGTCGGCGATGTAGACGCCGACCACCGGGCGCCTCCCGAACTCGGGTGGGACCGCGATGGTCCATGTGGCTGCAGGCGTGGCCTGGTCGTACTCGAACGCGAGGTTCCCGGCCGCTCCAGCGGCGCCCTGCGGTCCCCGTGGCCCCTGCGCGCCAATGGTCTCCACGGTGATCGCCAGCGGTGTCGCGGCGATGGTGACCTCGATGGGGTCGCCTGCGACTGTGACCTCGACAGGCTCAGCGGTGACGAGGATGTCGGTCATGCGCGTGTGGTGTCCGCCGTGACCTGAAGCCGACCCCGCACGTAGGTCCGCGGAAGCCCGCCCGTGCCTCCAGGCGTGATCTGCACGTCGTAGTGCCCGCCCACCGTTGCCGCAGCCTGTCCGATGTCGAAGATGCCAGTGCTCAGATCCACGGGGCTGACGTCGAGCGTGGCGAGCACCTCGGTGGAGTCCGGTCGAGCACGCACCTGCGCGGCGATCGTGCTGCCCGTCAGATCCATCCCGGTCAACGTGATCCGCAGCGACCAAGCGTCGCCGCGGTACGCAGACAGGTTGAGAACCTTTGGCCGCAGGTCGATGCTCGGGTCGGCCATCAGAACCGCGCCTTCTCTCGGAGGGAGTGCAGCAGGTGACGGCTGAGCGCCCAGTACGCCAGCTCGTCGAGCAGCGCACCGACAGCGACGAGGGAGCCGACGTAGACGGTGCGGCGGAACATGGTCAGCCCCGACGTGCCACGAGCAGGACGACGATCAGCAGCACGATCACGAAGACCCACACTGCGAGGCTCATCAACGGCCAGCCTTCGGTGCAGGGACGATCAGCTCGTCAGCCTCGCGGCGCGTGAAGTAGCCGCCGAGGAACGACAGCACGAGCGGTACGACCACGACCACGAACGCCGAGACGGGGCCGGGCACGCTGTCGGCGACATGTGGCTCGAACACGGTGTCGTCGAGCGCCCAGAGGATCAGGCTCGCGGTGACGCCACCGAGACCTGCACCGGCAGTCGCGCCGACCACCTTGCGGGCCGGCGCGGCGGTGGGCATGTTCACCTTGGGCATGTCAGGCTCCCTTCGGAACGAGGTTCCAGATGCGCTTGAGAGCCCCGACGACGCTGGTGCTGCCCCCGCTGAACGCGGCGTCGTCGTTCGGGGCCTCCACCAGCCCGTCCTCGGCGAGTACTTCGCGGATCGCGTCCTTCAGGTCTGCTTTCGTTGCCATGTCGAACCAGTCCTCCTCAGGTGGAACCGTGACGAGCGGGTTGGGTCGCCACTCGTAGTCGGGTGCGTTCGCGGGCCGACCTGCAGCAGCCCCGAGACCGTCACCGCCGCCGAGGTACGACGACCAGAGCGTCTGTGCCATCGACGACAGCGGCCGATCGGTACCGAGCGTGAGGTGCATGTGCGGCGGCATGCTGCCGTGACGGATAGTGCGGTCACGTCGGTAGGCGCCGGCACCGAGGCGGCGTGCGACGTGCACCATGTGGTCGATCTGGGTGAGCGACCGGTTCGTGGTCTGCAGGTCGAGGCAGCCGCCCTTGTCGTGGGCGCCCTGGCTGGCTGCAGCGCCGCCACCGACCTGCGCCATGAACGCGCCCTGCTCGATGCCGGGCCGGAAGCCGAGTTCGGCCACGTACCGCTCGAGCCAGTCGTGCATGTAGGCCGTCATGAGCACGGGCCTGCCGTAGAGGTCCGAGCCGTAACGATGCACGGTGAAGTCGGCCATCAGATCTCCCATGCCTCGAAGCCAGCGCGCCGTGCAGGTGGGAGAGCGGCGGCGTTCTCTCGCAACGCCCGGACGCTGACGGTGCACCCGACGTCCTCAGCGACACGGGCGATGCGCTGCCACGGCCAGTCCTGCTTGAACCGGGGGTCACCCTTGGGCTCGAGGACGGCCACGATGCCGAGCCGTGCGCAATCGCGGAGCGCCTCGTCCATGGTCCGGATGCGGTACAGGCGTGGCCGGCGACCGGCGCGCAGTCGGGAGACCTCGGCCCACGTCAGCTTCCGGACCGGCGTGTCTCTGTTAATCCGGTCATACGGATCACGGAACCCGTCGTGGATCATCGGGTGCGGCCAGTGCGTATTCACGATCACGTTGTCTTCGGTGATCAGCATGTCCAGGTCGTTGCCGCGCTTGCCCTGACGCTTCGCACGCCGGTCGCCACGGTTGGAGTTCTCGACATGCTTCGGGACAGGCGACTCGACATGTCCGATCAGCCCGCGGAACCAACGACGCGGACGAGAGAGGAGCGTCATGAACCCTCCTACGGCAGACAGGTCGGCAGGCTCAGCAGGTCACAGAGCGGTTCGATCACGCCCGTGAGGCCGGCCGGGCTGGTGCTGGGCCTTGGTGTGTCCGTGTCTGTGGGCCCGGTCGTCGGTGACTGGCTCGGTGACGATGGCGGGGAGTGGGTCGGCTGCATGTCCGAGGTGCCCGACGCTTTTGGGCGGGTCACCTCGAGTCGAGACGGCTTGATCACTGTCGGCGGGATCTCGATGCCGTGCTGGCGTAGGTAGTGGTTCTGCCGACGCAACGCGCGCGCGAGTTGCCGGTTCTGTTGCATCAACTCGGCGCGGTCATTGTCGGCGTCGTCGAGTCGGTGGTTCAGCCGCTCAACCTGGTCGGCACTCCGCTCGGCAATGTGGATCAGATCATCGGCCTGCTGGACCCGCTGCACGAAGCTGAAGCACAGCGCGCCCGTCACCAGGAGTGCCGAGAGGCCGGCGACCCAAAACGACAGTCGCACCTCATGTCGAGTTGGGATGGGTAGGCGCATGGTCAGCCCCTCCCGGCGAGCAGGCTCATCACGGCCGTTCCGACCGAGATGATCGCGCTGAACGCAGCGAGCGCGACGCCGAGCAGCACCTGCCGCCGGAACGTCCTGTCGGCCTCGGCCTGCTTCTTGAGGTCGGCCACGTCGGCGGCGATGTCGATGACACGGCTGCGATCGGTCTCGCGACCTTCACGCCACTCACCGCGGGGGACGAAGCGGATGTCTGCGCGGTCGCGGTCCTGCTGGATCTGGTTGGCGAGCCGATCGAGCTGGGCGGTCAGCGCCGTGTTGAGGTCGCGGATAGACGCGCTGAGGTTGCTGACGTCGCGCTGTGTGGCGGGAGTGTCGGGCACGTCGCGGCTCCTCCCGAGGGGACCTAGTAGTAGCCGCCGGCGCGGCGGGGTGAGTACTGGTGCGACTTCGGCGGCGGCCAGATCCGCCCGGACCCGACGCCGAGTTGGTCCTCGCGCGGGTACAGGCGACATGGCGGCGCAGCACCGAGGGGCAGGACTCCGAAGGTCAGGTACGGCCACGGCAGGTTGATCCCGCCGGATGGCTCCGCGAAGAGCCATGTCTCGTCGGAGATCACGCCGGTGTTCACGCCGACTGTGCCGTGGACGTACGTTCCGTCTACGCCGCCGACCGCAGTCCAGTCAGTCCCGCCGTACGGGTTATAACCGGCCGTGCCACCCAGGGCCGCGCGGACCCAGTTGATGTTGACCGCGGCACCCTCGCCGGGCAGGCCCGGGATGGTCGGCCCGTCAGCCTTGACGATCGGCCGCGACGGATCGAGCTGGTTGTGAAACGAGGCGACGAAGGCGCCGAAGAACTGGCCGACCGCGTTGAAGAAGCCAGTGCCGCTCCATGCGATCGGAGTGGTGTCGCCGTCCCAGTGACCTGCCCAGACGCCGTACGACCATCCGCCGGAGATGTCGTGGGTGTAGAGCTCGGTGAGCCCGCGGCCCGGCGGCACGATGTGACCGTAGGTCTCGATCGACGCGACGAGCAGGTCGCCGATCTTGGTAAGCGGCGGGATGTCGAGATGGAACGGCCACTGGGTGCTCTCGTCGGCGTTGTTGGTTGCGAACCCGGAGAAGCCGACGAACAGCGGCAGGCTCGACATCAGACGGTGTCGTCTTCCTGGGCCCAGAGGATCTGCCCGGCCTTGAGCGTGGTGTTGGCGCTTGGGTAGATGGCCATCCAGATCACGGCTGGGGCGTAGGGGTCCATGATGTAGGGCCAGGACGCGTCGTCTTGCCAGTGGCCGGTGACCGGCGCACTGGTGGTGACGCCAGCGTTGTTGGTGTGCTTCCGGGGCCAGTAGCCGCAGGGCTGCTCGTGGGTGCCGGCGGCGTAGAGCAGGACGCGGTTGTCGAACCAGTCGTTGTTGCGGTCCCTCTCGTACCAGGCGTCGGCACCGTCGGCGACTGCGGCGAGAGGGTCACCGATCCGCTGGCGCAACTCGCCACGGTGGACATGGGTTGCGAAGAACGCGACAGCGAAGGTGGTGGCTGGGCCTGTCAGGTGGATGTCTACCCGGTTGACTTGCCCTTGCTGCCCAACGACGATCGGGACGAGGTTCCAGGCGTTGCCGTCCAGGGCGACCTTCTGCGACAGGCGCCCGAAGAACTCGTCGCGGGAGATCATGGCGCCGCTGCTGCGCCGGGGGCGGTTGGCGGCGAACCACTCACGGCGGATGTCGCGGCGTGCGTCAGCGTTGCGCGCGATGACCGCGGCGACCTCGAGGAGGTCACGGGCCTGGCTGTCGACGGTAAGCGTGGCCCCATCTGCATCGAAGTCCACACCGGAGATGTGGACAAGCGCACCGCCATCGAACTGCGGTAGCCAAGCGTTCCACCCAGGACGGACATCGCGATTGGACAGGATGCGGGGGTCGTCGTCAACGAGCGGTGCGTCGCCTGGGTTGTGCTCGCCTGAGATGACGCCGAACCCGTTGAGGCGGATCGTGCCGGTCCAGTTCTTGCCGTCGGCTCGGGCCTGCTGGCCTCGACACCAGTCGATCGCTTCAGGCTTGGTGATCGCTGCGCCGAAGTCGATGTCGCGCTCGACGCGCAGGATGCGGGGGTCGCGGGCGTCGTTGACGCCGACGATCGAGCCGTTCGACGAGTAGTCGTAGACGCGCACGGCGGGGTCCTCGAGCAGTGGGAAGACCTTGGCGCCGTTGAGGGACCAACCGGTTGCGTCGATGTCCCAGAGCCGGTCCCAGGCGGTGGTGGTCATCACGCCGGTGACTGCGAGATGGACGTCGGCCTGGAGGCGCTTGACCGCGGCGACCGTGTCGTCGTTGTAGGCGCCCGTGACCGGGTTCGTCCACCCGTAGTACGACTCCTGCTGCAGCTTGATCTGCAGGACGGTGATGTCGTCGCCGGTGATCGTGTCGGCGTCGGTCGTCCCGGAGCCGAACGAGACACCGCCGGCCATCGGGTACGCCGGGGTCGGACCCTGCTGCAGTCCCGGATACTTGGCGTTGCGCCACTTGACCCCGTCAGGGGTGACGCCGTTGCCGTACCAGGCGTTCGGCTGCTCGGCGGCGTCGTCGACCAGCGATGGCACGGCGGTGGCGTCGTCGAGGTAGATCGTGCAGTGCTTGGTGGTGTAGTCCTTCTGGGCGAACGTCCAGTAGGCGCCGCCCCATGTCTCCGGCATGATCGTGCGCTGCAGCCCGTTGGCGTCCTGCGACATCGCGCAGACCTTCGAAGCCCACGACAGCAGGGACTCGCCGCCGCCCGTATCGACCATCTCGACACCCGTGACGGGCCCGTACCAGGGGTTCATCGGGAACAGCAGCTCTTCGAAGATTGCGAGTCCGGCGAGGTGGCCGGTATCGCCGACGTAGCGGAAGGCGCGCTGGTGCTTGTTGATCAGTGCCGCTCGACCGGAGTACTGGCCACCGATGTTGAGGTTCAGGGCGCGGCCCATGATCTCCACGGAGACGACGACGCCGACGTAGTCGGTGACCACGGAGTCGTCGGGCATGACGCGCTCGATGCGGACCTCGGCGCCCTTGCGGACCCAGGAGAGCTCACCGGCCTGCCCGAACGCGTTGGACTCGAAGATGGCGTGGATCTGGGGGAACTGGAGGTTCGTCGGCCCGTACGCGAAGGGCTCGGTCAGCTGGAACCGTGGTGTGAGCATGGGGATGTCGCGGAAGAAGCTGACGTCGACGCCGTCGATCCAGTAGCGGTTACGTCCTGCTGTCTTCGCTGCGGCCCGTGTCTGAGCGAAGGTGCTCACGTGGGCCTCCCGCCGACCATGTCTGGGGTCGGGTAGGCGATGGCCTTATCGACCTTGACGCCGAGGGTGATTGTCGACGGCACAGCCGCGGTCGGCCGGTCGATGACGATGGTCGCCACACCGCCACGACTGCGGCCCTCACCAGCGTTGGTGGTGCCCGTGCCCGTCGTGACAATCTGCGTCCAGAACGCCAGGAGCGACGTCGACTTCGCGCGCGCCAGTGGCAGCGTCAGCGTGCCGACGGGGATGGTAGGGGTGAACCCCTGAGCCTTCGCTGCCGGCGCGAGGACTTGGATGGTCGCATTGCTGGCAGCCGAGGGGTTGAGCGCGTCTGCCACTGCGTACGCCGGGTGCGGGTGGGCCACATAGGAGTCGCCTTGTGGGGTGGTGATGAGTCCCGCGGCGGTGGCGGTCGCCAGGCCAGCCGAGACGGTGACCGAGGTAATCGGAAGCTCTCCGTAGCCGACCTCGCCATATGCAACCTCACCGTAGGCGGCCACCAGTCACCTCGATTCCGATGTATCAGGGCGCGTGGTGGCGCATCATGTTCGACATGACCTCGGGAGAGCGTTGGCGACTCGGGCACCGGCCTGCCCTCGACGGGCTGCGCGGGATCGCGATCGTCGCCGTGCTCATCTACCACGGCTCGATCGTCATCGGCCGCGACTCCTACGTGCCTTCACTCGGAGTCGTCGGCGTGACTGTGTTCTTCACCCTGTCGGGGTTCCTCATCACCACGCTGCTGCTCGAGGACCGCGAAGCCCACGGGAGGATCCGCTACGGCCACTTCTACCGGCTCCGCGCCCTGCGCCTGCTGCCGGCACTGATTGCGCTGATCGCCTTCGTCTGCGTCCTCGGTGTGTTCGTGGACGGCTTCGTGCACGTCGGTAGCGTCTTGGCCACCCTGTTCTACGTCCAGAACTGGTACTCAGGCATTGGTGGCACCCGTGACGCCCTCGGCCACACATGGACCCTGTCGATCGAAGAGCAGTTCTACCTGCTCTGGCCGATCGCGCTCGGCTGGGCCGCCCGGTACGGCTGGCGGTGCATCCTCGCCCTGGCGCTGACCGGCGCCGCAGTGAGTGCGGTCCTGCGGAACGCGCTCTACGGGCACGGCGACGCGTGGCAGAACTTCAGCGCCACCTACACCAAGGCCGACGCCCTGCTCATCGGCTGCGCTCTCGCGGTCGTGATGAGCCGCCTCTCCTACAGCTGGGTCCGGGTGCCGCTCGTGGTCGTCGGGCTGGCCATGATCGCTCTCGCCTCGGAGATGACCCTCAATGCGTACCAGGTGGCGGCACCCACCGCGGCCGAGTTCGGCACTGCGGTGCTGATCTTCGGTGCCTGTGCTGGACGCGGTGGCATCCGGGCGCTCGAGTGGGGTTGGCTGACGTGGTTCGGTCGCCGAAGCTACGGGCTCTACCTCTGGCACGTTCCGGTGATGGCGCTACTGATGAAGACGACGCTGCCGACTGGGGTGTCGCTGCTGATGATTGCCGGCGGCTCGTTGGTGCTCACCGAACTTTCGTGGCGGCTCATCGAGCAGCCATTCATGCGGCGGCGTCAGTCGGTGAAGAACGAGATCCCGTCGAGCCCGACGTACGTCGTGGAGCCGGCCGCGAAGGTCACCACCCCGGTCGTGTCGACGTCGATCTGACCGACGTTGGTGTTCAGCGGGACGAACGACAACTTCACGGTCGGCCGATAGCCAGTCGGGAGGGTGAAGATCGTGGACGGGTTGGCGCCGGACTTCACAACGCCGCGCAAGTAGACCCGACCGTTCGCGTCCTTGCGGTAGGCGGCGGTCGAGTAGGTGCCACCGAAGGCGACCCAGGTACCGGAGAGTGTCGGGTTCGTCCATGCGTTCTCGCCCTGGACGTCGGCAGCGAGGATCCCACAGACGACCTTGTCACCGATCGAGTGGGTGACGCCTGTCGTGGCTTCTTGGCCGCGGGTGATGGTGCCGGTGGTAGCTGCGGCGGTGTAGGCAGTCAGGTAGACGATTTCGGAGAGATGCCCGTTGGTGTCGAGGATCGCGAGCGGGATGTAGTCCGAACCACTGAGGGTGGGCACGTTGGTGCCGTTCGAGTGCGTGAGCGCGGCAGCGAAGGTGACCGACGTCGCCGTGGTCGTCAGCGACCCGCCGAGGGTCGCGGTCAGGCCGTTGTAACGCAGACGGGCCATGTCACGGCACCAAGATCACGGCGATACCGAGGGCGTGCCACGACACTTGGAACGTGGTCCCGGTGGTCGAAACATCCACCCCGAAATCGGCGAACCCAATGAGCGGCTTCGTGGCCGAGGTGGAAGGGGTGTCGTCGTAGAGCACAGCGCCGCGTGCTGTCAGCGTCGAGGACGTCCAAGAGACGTTTCCACCGGTCAGCACCAGTCCGCCCTTCGCGACGCACAGCCACGTCACAGTCCCGTCGGTCACGGTCTGCCCGATCGTGACCGGGAATGTCGGGACTGAGCCCGCAGAGGTGCCCGAGGTCAGCGCCTGGTAGACAAACCCGTTGCCGGTCGCCGGCCGGACGACGTCTCCGGCGGCGTAGGTGATTGAGTTCGCCCGCGATATCGTCCAGGAGTTCGCCGCCACGTAGGAGAATGCAGGGCTGCCGACTGCGCCGCCGCCAGCGGTGTAGCCGGTGCCGGTCACCTCGTTGGTGATGTCGTTGAAGTAGTCGTGACCATCGTGGTCGAAGGTGTAGCCGCTGGTGACCAAGACCAGCTTGATGGAGTCGGAGTTGAAGTCGATCTCCTTGTTCATCACCGAGGCGAAGAACTTGCCGTAGAACGAGAACGCCACGATCGGCTCCTTCGCAGAGGGTCAGAACGACGAGTTGTAGAAGACGGTCAGCGTTGCCGTGACGACCGTGCCGGCTTGGTCGACGACGATCTCGTTCGCAAGCGGCCCGGAGTCCCATGCATCCCCGGTCGTGTTGTCTTCGAGGAGAAAGTGCGTCGGCACGGAGGCCCAGGCCGCGGTCGAGGTCGCGAACGTCACTGGCGCGGAAGTGATGGCACCCGCAGACGGGGTGCTCGGCCAGCCTGTGCCGTCATTGCTGAGGACCGGCGGCGTGTACCCACCTGTCGATGCCAGCTCGCTGCCGCCCGCGGCAGGGTCACCCACATAGAGGCGAACCTTGTGCGCGCTGGCCGCATTGGGGCCCTTCGACGCGCCATAGTCGTTGGCGAGCGACTTGTTCTGGGCTGCGGTCGAGATGAGCGTCATCAGACGGTCCCAGGGATCGGGTAGACGGGGATTGTGACGGTCAGCACCTCGAAGAACGCCGCGACAGCCTGGGCTTCAGCCAAGTCCGACTCCGGCGCCCAAGGTGCCGGCGATGCCGCCCACACCTTCAGCACGCCACCTAGATCCACCGTCACTGGATACGCGAACTGCGATAGCGCCTCGTCGAGCTCGTCGATCGCCGCGTCGAGATCGGCGGTCGTGTTGGCCTGCACCATCACCCGGAACGGGTAGTCCGTGTTCTCCTTGACGGCCGCGATGAACTCGGTGCCGTGCACGTCCACAGAATTCGGCGCGGCGGTCTTGCGCCACGTAACGGCTGGGCGCCGGAGTCGACTGCCGAGGAGGAGGACGTAGGTCGCATTGAGGGCCTCGTCGATCACCAGATCCGACAGGCTCAAGGAGGAGCGGTCGATCGTCACCGAACTCATGCGACGCGCCCCGTCGAGACAGGTGTGCCACCGATGCCCGCGTTCCGGGCCCGACCGTTCATCTGACCCATGAAGTCCGCGTAGTCATGGGCCACGACCGTGTCGATGTTGATGGTGACCCCGCCGACAGCCCGGCCACCCGGTAGCGGCGCATTACCCGGCGTCTGGTCGAGCGGCGTCAGGCGCTCCGGTCCGTTCTCGCCGATCAGCGCGACCGTGGGGCGGTTGATGATCGCGCCCCGTGCGCCGGCACCCTCGGGGTGGATGCCCGGCCCGAACAACGCAGACGTCGGTGCCAGCGGGATGCCCGTGACCTGGAACTTGACCTTGATCGTCTTATCCCGGAGTTTGTCCAGTTCGCGCTTGAGGCGCTCCACTTCCGAGACCGACGTCGGCACGCCCGAGACCTTGATGAGCGTGCTCAACTCGGGCGGCGTCAGTTTGTACTTCTCGGCCAGCGTGGCGAGCTGCTGCGCGGTGTCCGGGAAGCCCTTGAGGCCGATCTCAGTTATTGCCTTACGTGGGAAGCCCTTCAACACCTTGCCCAGATCGAGTACTGCCAGCCGCTGATCCCGCTGGATGCTCTTGTCCTTCTTGAATTCGGTCGAGTTCGAGCTGACAGCGTCAGTCAACGTGTTGAACGCACCTGCCAGGTCCGCGAGGTGCTTCTTCTCGGCCGTGGTCTGCGCGCCCTGGTCGTTGAGGTTGCCCGAACTGAGCAGCTGATCGCGGGCGGTGGTGTATCCCTGAATCGCCTTGTTGTAGATGTCGAGCGCCTTCTTGTTCCCAAGAGCGGCATCGACGAGCGTCCGCGACGACAGGCCGAACTTCCGCCCAGCGTCGATCGCTCCCGACTTCTGCAAGGCGTCGAACGCCGATGCGCGGGTCGCCCGTGTGGTCGCTCCAGTGAGAGAGTTAAGGGTTGATACGTAGTCCGCGACAACCGGCTTGGACCGTTGCAGCGTGTTCTTGACCTTGGTCGCCTGCGTCGCCAGCCCGAATAGGGCACCGGCTCCCGCACCAACCGCGGCACCAACCGGCCCCCCAGCAGCGAACCCCAGTAGCGCGCCGCCGCCAGCAGAGCCCAGGATGCCAAGCGCCTTGTTCGAGGTGGTTGCCGACTCGGTCAGTAGGCCGATCCCGCCAACTCCAGCCAGCCCGCGGACCGCCACCGAGGTCTTGGACAACTGCGTGTCGGCGCCGCGCAGGCCGTTGATGGCAGCGGTCAGCTTAGTGAGCCCACTCGAGGCGGCCTCGAAGACCTGGTAGCCCTTCAGGGCCACCACCACAGCGATGATGCCGGCAGCCGTGGCGGTCAATACGGGGACTGGAATCACCCGAATCACATCCGCGAGAACCTTGATGCCCCCAAGCGCGAGCGCGCCAATCGGAGCCAGGGCGATGCCGACGCGAACAAGAGCCTTGAAGACGCTCCCAATGGTCGCTGCCACCTTCGGACCGGTATCACGCAAGTAGGCCAGGAAGGATTGGAAGCCCTTTGAGGGACCCACGGTCGTGCCCCACTCGGCGAACCGCTTCGACAGATCGGTTAGGCCACCCACCAGTCCCTTTGACAGCGGCGCGAACGCAAGCGCGAGGCCGACGAAGCCCTTGCCAAAGTTCTCCACGATGCGCCCAAACGAGACGATCGCCGAAGCCGACGCAGCCCCGAAGGCGTTCATGAAGTTCTTGAAGGCAGGACCAGAAGCCGACTTGTCGATGTCACCGAGCAGCGTGCCAACCGCGCGCGAAACTGCGGTGAGCGGACCCTTCAGCGTCGGCATGATCTTCGCCAACGCGTCCATGCCCGTGACCACGGGCCCAAAGATCGCCGGGCCCGCCGTCGTGACGAGTCCCTTGAACGAGCTCTTGAGGGCCTCCTGGCTCTTGATGAACCGAGCCTGAGCAGGCGTTAGGCCCTTGAGCGCGGCGTTGTAGGCCGCGGTCGCTTCAGTGACCCTGCGCTGCGCCGCAGCCCTTCGAGCGTCGTTAGACGCGGAGATCGATGCTTGGCGGCCACTCAGGGCCGCGTTCGCCGCGTCGAGCCTGCGCTGGGCACTCGCGCGAGCCGAGGCCGTGGTCGCTGATGCAAGCGCCTGCTGCGCCGCCTTGATGGCAGCGGCGTGGCTGCGCTGGGCTGTTGCCAGGGAGTTTGCTGATGAAGCACCGATTGAGGCGTTGGTGTTCGCGAGCGCCTGCTGAGCCGCCGCGACCTTCTTGGCGAGTTCGTCGATCTTCTTCTTCTGGGTCTCAGTCTGCTTGATCGCGACGCCCGCCACAATCCCACCCAGCGTTAGACCGGCTCCAGCGGCAGCGACGGGCAGGGCGAAGGCCGCACCTAGGCCGGCGACCGCAGCGGTGATCGGGATAAGGGCGGGGCCTAGGGCCAGAATGGCGGTCAAGCCCGCGCCCGCTGCGCTCACGTCGATCTTGGCCTTGCGATTGCGCGCCGCATCGTCGATCTTTGCCTTGGCCTTCGCGGTGTCCGCGTCAGCCTGGATCTTTACCTGACGCGGACGCGTAGCCTCGTCAAGCTTCGTCTTCGCAGCCGTCGTGTCCGCGTCGATCTTGATGTTCGCGGAGATGTCCTTGAGCTTCGCCTTTAGCTTGGTCGCGAAGCCACGTGTGTCCGGGACTACGTCAACGGCAACTGAACCGACTGAGATCGTCAACCCGGACACCTCCCATCAAGCTGACTTGTCCCAGCCCAGCCAGGAGCGCATTTGGTCCATGGACATGCCGGCGCTGCCGTGGATCTGCGTCGGCGGTTCCACGCCTGGACGTGGCGTGGGGTGCGGGTAGGTCGACGGCTTGCCACCTGCTGCCTGCCAGATGCGGACCCGAGCCGCGTCGAGCTGCGCCGCCGCCAATTGTTCTGGCAGACCCCATGGCGCCTCGCTGGGTCGCATCGCGCGATCCAGGGCCGACCCCTGCGGTGCCTGGTTGACGATCACCCAGAGATCACGCCATGACAACTCAGGTGTCCCGGTCCATGCGAGCCGCAGGCCGAGCGAGATCAAGTCGTACTCGATCGCCTCGCGATACCGAGCGATCAGCTCGAGGAGGCTTCGGATTCCCCCAGGCTCACGTCACTGTCAGCCTGCCAGGCGTCAGTGAGGGCCTCGTACTGCTCCTCGTCCAGCGACCGCACCGCGTCGCCCTGCTTGGTGCCTTCCGCTCCGAAGAAGTCGAGGATCGCCGCCGAGTCGTCACCCATCTTGTTTCGCTGACCGATGGGGATGAACTTCAGCCGGCGGACCGAGAATACGCCCTTGTGGCCGGGAATGGAGAACTTGAACACGTCCTGCTCAATCGACGCCTTTGACGCCGGGACCTCGAAAGTCATGCGCGCTAGCCCTTCAGAAGGTGCGCGGCCCTAGAGGTACGACCCCGACGGCGCGGCGGGCCTGCGCAGGTATGACCGCGCCGTCGGGTGAATGAGGGATCAGGAGAAGACGCCGTCGTCGGTGTAGACGTACGCCTGGTTGCCGGAAGAGTCCGCGAACGCCTCCAGAGTCACCGGGTAGCCGATGACACCGGAGTCGTTGTGGACGATGTCGCCGACAGCGGTCACCTGACCGAGCGGCACCACGATCCGCTTCTTCGCGGTCCCGTCCTTCATGTCGAAGATCCACGGCAGCTTCGGCAGCGTGCCACCGTTGACGGCGACCGCCTGGAGGGTGCCGCTCGAGACTGTGGCGGCGGTCGTGGTGACGTCGCTTGAACCGTCGATCGCCTTGAGGACGTTCGCGTTCAGGGTCTCGTAGAGCGTGAACTGGTAGGTGACCGAGAACTCGGTCTGGACGACCTTGACGACATCGCCGCCCCACGCCTTGATCTTGTCCGTGGTCCGGCTGCGCGACTCGGTCAGGCCGGCGTCGCCGACGTAACCGAGGGCCGTGAAGCCGGTCGTGGTGCCGCCCGCGCTCGTGGGGAGCGTGGCGCCGCTCGTGCCGATCAGGACACCGCCCGTGGTGACGGGGAGCCCCTGGATCACATTTCCAACTGTGGTGGTCACAGCGGTGTCCTTTCGGGTTGAGTGCGCAGGCCCGAATGGAGATGTGTTGCTACCTCGCCGTCAGGGGCGACGAGGGGACTGGGCTACTTCCTGACAGGCGTCTTGCGCCAGCCGGCATCGACCCACGACTCGACGTCGGCCGCGGGCACCTCCTGAGAGACGTTCTCGAAGGCGGGGTGGTAGACGGTGACGGTCTTGTTCTCGGCCATGGGAACTCCTAGATCGAGTGAATGCGGACTTGGGCGGTGTAGATGAAGCGCCGGAGGTTGGTGTTGTCGTACGGCAGCCAGGCCGGGCCGTTGACGGAGCGCACGCGAATGACAAACGCATCCGTGCCGACCGCAGTCCCCGGCAAGTCGTTGCGCAGGAAATCGCGGACCGCGTATGCCAGCGTCCGACCGCCTGCACGTGTGGTTGCGAAGCAGTCGAAGTCCACGATCGCGTCCTCATAGACGGAGAATTGGCCGTCGTCGGTGCCGCTGATCCGGGTGACTCGCACCGTGTCGCCGACGACTGTCGCCGGCAGCTCTGTGCAGTAGCGCGCCGAGGGACCACCGTCCTCGAGCGCAGCGATCAGGACCGGCTCGGCTTCAGCCATCGGGTGACCTCCGGCGTTCTCGTGACATCGGAGACGGACGGATCTACGGTGTCGGGCATGACGATGAATCAGATTGCGTGGCGGGTAACTGCCGCGATCTTCGGACTGCTGATCCTGGCTTTAGTGTTCGGCTGGATCTAGTCCTTCGCGGCGCTGAGCGCGCGGCCCAGCGTGCGGTGCGCAGGCGTGTTATGCCCGCCGAACTCGACCCAGATCGCGTGCTCCGAGTGGTTCGTGACCCGGCCGTACGCGCGTCGGGTGCCCCTACTGGACTCCTTGACACCGCTCGTGACCTCGAACTCGTACTTGTAACCCTCGCCGTACGGCGGCGCGTCTGGGGCGGTGGCTTCGGCTTCCGCCTTGACCTTCTCGGCGCGGCGGCGCATTTCGGCCTGCAGGAACTCCGACGTCAGCAGGTCGCCGATGCCGCGATAGGACGGGCGGTAGGTGCTCATCCTGTCACCCTCAACAGCCGCAGTACGGGCCCAGGCTCGTCGCCCGTGAACGGGTTGTGGAAGACCTGCGGGTCACCATCGACGTCGTAGATCACGCCGCGGGCGCGGATCTTGTCGGTCGGCGACGGAACTGGTGAGCCGGGGCTCAGGTAGATGGTCGGGTGCGTGAGGACCGTCTCCTGGCCCTGGATGAGCTCGGTCGAGCCCTCTGGGGCAAATGCACCACTCGCTGGGACCTCAGTTTCGGCGTAGATGTCGTTGCCGTCCGCGTCCTGGCCCGTCACCGCGCGGGTGACGATCGAGAACGTCTCCGGGAACGGGGGCGCGATCATGTCGGCTGGTCCCAGTCACCGTAGAACGGCGGCGTGACGACGTCAGCCGTGTTCTCGGGGATCTGCGCCCAGTATTTGCCGGCACCCGCGGTGGCAGGCGTCGGGTCGATCGTGAACGCGCCACCCGAGCCGGACAGGCGCCGCAAAGTCGCCTCATCGCGCGATGTGAGCCAAAGGCCGCCCCCGATGGCGCCGTAGGACGTCAGGTAGGGCCCTGTGGCCTGCGAAGCGGCGTTCTGCGGGTTCGTGAACGCTCGCGCCGCGACGGCCATGACTACCGCTTCCGCGCCCTCCGGTAGCGGTGAGACGACCGACAGGCAGAGCTTCTCGGCCATGCCGAGAAGAAGGTCGGCACGGTCGGCATCCACGTCGGAGCCCAGGAAGGTTGAGAGGTCGGCCGCGATCGGCGTTTCGTAGACCACGGCCGACCTCCCTTCCTAGTGCGATGCGCGAACGGATTACGACTCAGAAGGTCGCGGTGCCCTTCGTGTAGGCGACGAACGCGTTCTTGTCGCCCATGACGAACCCGAAGTACGCCTCCACGAGGAAGAGCGTCAGGTTCTCCTGGAACGCCGAGTGCCAGGTCGACCCGTCGTAGTAGCTGGCCTGGGTCGACTTCTGGATGGTGATGTCCATCCCCTGACCCCACGCCGCCTGCGACCAGTCGCCGCCGATGCCACGAAGGCCGGTGTCGGTGCCGCCCGAGCCCGAGCCGGCGATGGTGGCCTGCGAGGTCGCAGCCGTACCGCCGGTCAGGAGCCGCTGGTCGACCGAGAACGGAGCCGCAGCACCGTTCACGTTCGAGCCCGACGTCGGGAAGGTGATCGTGTACGGGCCGCCGGCCGAGCCGGTGACCGTCACGCCCGCGTAGATGCCGCCCCACGCCTGGATCGCCGTCTGCACGGTGGAGGCTGCAGCGTTGTAGGCGATCGTGGCGGAGTTGCCACCCGAGGACAGGACGAACGTGCCGCCGGTCGGGGTGCCGTTGATGGTGACCGTCTGCACGGTGTCACCTGCACGCCAGTAGAGCCCGGAGACGCCCTTCGAGAACCTGGTCGGGAACCCGGCGAGGCTGCCCGAGTTCGGGTTGGCGCCGTTGGCGTCGTTGAACAGCGGGCGGCCCTGCGTGTCGGTCTGGAGCAGCGCGTCGACCTTGAACCGCGGGTCGGCGGCGATGCCGGTGAAGTCGTAGTTCTTGTTCACGACCTTGCCGACGCCGTTGATGATGTCCGCGTACAGACCACCCGTGGCCTGCGAGGCGGTGCCCAGGGCAACCGAGTTCGGCGTCATGGCGAGGTACTCGCTGAAGGGACCGGCGCCGCCGGTCCGGGAGTCCTTGCCGTTGATGCACGCCTGGTCGAACGCACGAGCGATCGCGGTCGGCAGGTCCGACTGGAGCTGGTCGAGCAGCCCGGCCGGGTTGGTCATCACGACCTCGTTCGAGACCGGGACGAGCAGCGCGACCTTCTTGCCGGTCATCGTCTTGACGCCGACACCGACCTGCGAGGCCGGCTTGACGCCGCCCTCAGACACCCACCCAGCCTGGGGGACGTCCATCGGGACCGGGATCGCGGTCTGGGCGCTCACGGACAGCGGGACCTTGCGGGCCAGTGCCATGACTGCCGACTCTTCGGTGGCCTTGTTGAAAATCGGGCCGGTGATGGTGGGCGGCAGCAGAGTGCTGTTCGCCGCGTTCAGGTTGACAGCCATGTGTGGCTACTCCTTCGGAGGATGGTGCCCGTCAGCCGGGCATCGACTTGATGAGCGACGCGAACTGGTCGGCCGGCGTCCCCGCAGATCCGCCATTGGCGGAAGAGCCTTGGGAGTGGTCCGGCGCGGGAGACCGCGTCGTCGTCTGGTTGGTGGTGCCGAACTGCGACAGCAGCTCGTCGGCATCGGCCTCGAGGTCTTCCTTGCTCTCGCCCTGGAGGCGGCGAGCGAGGGAGGCCGGAAGGCCCTTGTCGAGAGCGACCGAGGCGATGAGTGCCTGACGCTCGTTCGTCGCGGACTGTTGCTGCAGTGCCGCGATCTGTTCCTGCGCACGCTCGAGGTCGGTCTTCGAGGCGGCTTCGAGCACGTCGTACTGCGACGCCTTCGGCTCGAGCTCCTGCACGCGCTTGTGGTTCTCCTTGGCGCGCTTCTCCCACTTGCGTGCTTCGGCCTGCCAGTCGATCTCCGGCTCGGTCCCTGCGGACGTCTGCCCTGCTGCCGCCTGGTCGGTCGCGGTGCTGTCGGTGTCGGACATGTGTGATCCTCCGTGCGGATGGATGTGCTTGAGCCGTGCGGCTCGGACCCGCTACTGCGGGACGTCTTGGTTGAGGCGACCCTCGAAGTGCTGGCGCCAGAGGTTGAGGGAGACGGCGCCGTGCTGGTCCTTGAGTGCCGCCCACTCGGCTGCCCACTGCCGGGCATGTGCGGTCGGCTCGTACTCGCCGAAGACCGGGACGACAACGCAGTGGCAGTGGTTGTGAAACTCGTTATCCTCGCCAGCGGAGTGCGCGGACGTGTAGACCGCGCCACGGCCCGCGAGCATTGCGCAGAAGTAGCAGCAACCAGGGCGGGTTTCGCGCGCCCAGAGACGGGCCCGACGGTCCTTCTCGACGGCCGCGATCGTGGTGAAGCGGCCCGTGTTCAGCGCCAGGCGCGTCATCGCACCTTCCATGCGCTTCTCCGCGCCGGCAAGGTCTGTCTGGGAGTCGGCGTAGACCCAGTCGAGGGTCTTCGCGAAGTGCTGTGGGGACGGCGCCGAGGCGAGCGCTGGTCGGAACGAGGACAGGATGCCGGCGTCGGTGCGTCGGCGGAGGTAGTCCCGCGCTGCCAAGCTGGCCGATCCCCGCGCGTACTGCTGGAGCAGCCCGTACAACTCCGCGCGGGGCAGGTTCGGCCAGTTGTCCCGGATGACTCGAACGAACGAGGCCGCAAGGCCCGCCTGAGTCAGATAGGCACTACTGGGCGGGCTTGGGGGCTGCGCCGCCACTGATGTCCGCCTGGAGTGACTTGTCGGTCCGGAAGTCCTTGGCGAGCAGCGACTTGCCCGCTTCGGCAAGGAACTCCTCGCCAGCCGCCTGCTGGTCGTCGATCGCCAATCGCTGCCGCTCGATGACGGTGTAGCCGAGCTTCTCGCGAGTCACATCCGAACGGGCCGGAATGGCACCCGCGGCGATCTGCTTGGTGATCGCGTCCGTCGTGGCGCCCGGCGTCGGCGTGGCGGCCGAGCCCCACAGTGTCTCGATCGTCTTGGCCTCTTCAGGCAGGACCCCGTTGTTGCTGATCTGCAGTGCCAGCCGCATGACGTTCTCCCAGCCACCGGAGAACGCCCGCTGCTTGCGCTCCGCACGACGAATGAGGCCGTTCTCCGCAGACCGGATCGCGTCAGCCGACGCGGGGTTCTGCGTGGTCTCACCGAGCATGTACGCCGGCAGACGGGTGACGGTCGCGAGTTCCTGCCGCAGCTCGCCCATGACCTTCGAGTACGCCGAGAGCTCACCGACCTGGAACTGGCCGACTGTGGGCATGTCGCCGTTGTCGTCCCGAGTGAGGGCGAGTACGCGGCCGAGATAGGTCTCCCATGCCGACTTCGCGTTGCCATCGGCGTCCTGGAACGCCGATTCGGACGCGCCGAGGATGTATCGCTGAGGGGCCGCGTAGAACTCCCGTGCGACCTCCATGCCGAGCAACGTCCGGCACCCTGCGTCGGTCAACGACATGATCTGCGAAGTGATCTCGGACTTGCCATCGCGCTCGCTCGTACGCTGGCGGTTCGCCAGACGGGCCACCGGTACGACGCCGAGGTTGTGCTGGTCGCGGTTCACAACATCCCAGCCACCGGGGCCTTGCTCGAGATGGATCGTCTCGCGAGGCAGGTAAAGCGTGGCCTGTTTGTTGCGGCCGTACTCGTCGCCGCCGTAGACCCTCAATGCGGCCGTGATCTCGCGCCACCGCGGGTCCCACAGCACGGCAACGTCGCGCGGGGACTCGACGGTCACTAGTGGTGATCCGTCGTCGTTCGTACCGACTGAGACGTACTCGCAGCCGTAGATCAGCGCGTCGAGGTGGGCTAGCTGGCTCTCCTCGTCGAGGTTGTTCGCCTGCCAGATGTTCCACAGCTCGTCGTCGCCCTCGCTGGATGAGGCGTAGCGGAAGCCCTCGACGTCGAGGCGCTCGTCGAGTGTGTCCACGACCGTTGCCGGCCACCCGACGACGGTGTGCAGCCCGCGGACCTGCGGCGGGATGCTGATGCCGAGGTCGCGGATCAGCTGATTGCCGTCGTAGTAGGCATCCAGAAGCTGAAGGTCTGTCAGCAGTGTCGAACGGCGCTGGTCGAGACGGTTGACGAGAGCCTGCTCGTCTGCGGTGAGTGCCAGGAGGGGGAGCGCGGGAACGATGGAGACGGTCACGCGCTCACCTCGCTCTCATTGGAGGACGACGACGCGCCCGCTGCCTGAACTGGCCTTGCTCTTGAGGCTCACCTGGCGCCACAGCATCCGGGCGCCGATCGCACAGACGGCTAGGTCGACCTTGCGCTTCGAGCGGCGGTGCTCCTTGCCAATGGAGACCCCGTAGCGGCCCTCGCGTCGGCGAGCGTTCTTCATGTGCGAGCGCAGACGGTCGCTGTCGGCGTACTGCGCGCGACCGTTCTCGAGATCGTCGGCGAACTGCGAGACGGCCGGCTGAAACAGCTGCTGCGCAGACGGCTTGAGCATGTCGAACGCAATCGCGTGCTGCCTGTCGCCGGATTTCACTGGCCAGTAATCACGCTTGAGGCGCCGCTGGTACTTGGTGTGCCACTGGTCAACGGTGGGCCACCAGAACCGGTCGTCGTCAATCGCCTGGTCGTCCTTCGCGTGCGACGGGTCGAACCAGAACGCGACCACGATGAAGCGCTCCATCGCTTCGTCGACCGCGGCTGACAGCGCGGAACGGTCGACGATCGCGCCGTCACCGGGCTGTTGGAAATGCAGCACTTCGAGGAGTCCATCGGAGAGACGACAGGCGATCAGACCGGTGGAGTCGTCTGACTTCGAGCCATCTCCGAACATCACGACCCGCTCGCCGTCCGCGATGCGCTCGCCGTGAAGCCGGTTCCGCGGATCGTCGACCCACGTGGGCTCGACCCAGGCATCCTCGGTGCCAGTGATCTGGTTGTACCACTTGCGGCGCGACTCGCTCGCCGAGTTGTCAGGATTCAGGATGCTCTTGACGATCCGGCCATTCGGGCGCGTGTCGAGCCACGTCGCATCGCCAGCGATTGATCGCACCACACCTGGAGCAGCGGCGGCCGTCAGTGGGGCACGCGGAGGAGCCTCAAGGGAGTCCCACATGACGCCGTAGTCCATCTGCGTCGCATGGTCACCCTGCGTGGATTCCCACGCCTCGCGAGCACGCTCGGCAACCGAGTCGCGGCCCGGGCGGTAGGCGTTGAAGATGTCGAGAATGCGGGCTGGCGCCTCGATCGACGACTTGGCCGCATTACCCTCCATCGCACCGACCATCTCGTGACCACCATTGGTGGCGGTCCAGTTCTGGGTCTCTGCGCGCACGATCTGGTGGGGCCGACCGCCTTCGACACTGTCCGGGTTCGACGTGATCGCCTCGATCTGCCGGCGGTCGCCGTCAGACCACACGTTCAGCTTGCCGATCTGGATGCCGTAGTGCTGGCGCGTCTCCTGTGGGATCAGCCCCGGAAACAGCTTCATCGTGTTCTGCGTCTGCACCTGCGAGACCGCGACGATCTGAGTCCACGCTTCGGGGTCGTCGCGACCGACGGGACGGTCACCCTCCCAGTGGTCGAACACGACTGGTGCATGCAACGAGCCAGCCGAGATCCCAGCCGCGGTCGGGTCCTTGCCCCAGCCCTTCAGTCGCTGCAACGCCGCCGAGTGGAACGTGAAGTCACCCAGCGGCGACTCCGGCTCGACCGCGTAGTACCAGAGCAGAAACCGGGTCTGCTCCGGCGTCCACATCCACGGCGTGCCGCGCTTGTCGGTCAGCCAGTACGTTGTCCAGGACAGGAAGCCCCAACCCAGCGTCGCCGCCGGCAGCAGCCAGCCCGACTCGGGCGACCACTGCCATGTCGGACCGATCCGCACGGGTTCCCATTCGAGATCCTCGGGCGGCGTCGACTGCTGCAGAAGTTCGCGGTAGTGACGCTCGATGTCACGGTAGTCGGCCTCGCGTGAGAGGTGAAGGGCCGGTCCCGCGTTAGCCGGTCGCGCCACGCTGAGCCCAGCGCGACTGTGCAGCCGATCGCTGCTGGTTCGGCCGCTCGCCACCCGGCTCGTCCGGGAGCTTGAGCTGCTTGAGGAACGCCTGCCGAGCCTTCCGCTGCTTGTCGATCGACCCGATCATCGGGTGCTCGACCTCCTGGCCCATGCTGCCCTTGGACATGTACGGCCGACCCAGATCACGCCATGCCTTCTGAAACTCGGCCAGCATGTCGGTCGCAGCACACGCATCCTCGAGAGTCGCCAGCTCGTCAGCCCGGAGGTCATAGCGGGTCGTGACCTCCTGCCAGAGCAGGGAGCCCGGCTCCGCCAAGGTCTCAGGTGCGGGTTCATTCATGGTTCCTCCTGTGCAGGAGTCACGCATCGGCCGTGCGGCTTATGCGTGTGGTGATTTGAAAAACGGGTGAAGACCGCACGCATGGTCTGTGGTGCTATACCACTTCGGGGTCCGACGGGGTGGACTTAGGGCTATCTCCCCAGTCCTATGCGTCTGGTGGTATGACTCCTGGATGCGCCTCGCCCTGCGTGCTGCGTCGTCGCTGCTGTCCTCGTGTGCGCTCGCTCTGCGTCTTGCGTGCGTGGCACGGAGGGCACACGCCCTGGAGGTTGCCGGGTTCGTAACGAAGATCGGGAGCAGCCTCGCGGTTGACGATGTGGTCGACCTCGGTGCTGACTTGAATGCAGCAGTCGTATTGCAGCCGGCAGATCGGATCACGGCGGAGGATCTCAGTCCGGAGTTCTCGCCACCGTCGGGTCGAACCCTGGCCCCATCCCATCAGGAATGTCCGTCGCCACCCTCGCTCGGAGCATGGCCGGGACGGAATCCCGTGGCGCGCTTGTGAAGGTTCGAGCAGAGGCCCTTGACGACACCGGGCCCGATGTACTTGCCGAGCTCTACAACACACCGGTCGAAGTCGCCGGGTGTGCCCCACTGGATCTTGGCAGCACCCTCCCCCTCGGCCCAGTAGCGCATGAGGCGTTCGGTGTCAGCGGGGTGGCGCGCTTGTCCTCCGGTGTTCACCATGCGAGCCCTCCTGAAGCGGCGTAGTGTCTTTGCGCATGACGACGGTCAAGGGCCACATGGGCAGTGTGGAGTTCGACGGCGCGACAGTGACGATCGAGAAGTCGCTGCGTGGGCGGCAGACGATCCTACTCGAGCACGTGACGTCGGTGGGCATCGTCAACGCTGGCGTCGGTATGCGGGCGATCAGGTTCTCTGTGGCCGGCGGGTCTACTGCTGGGCGGTCAGTGGCGCTCGGATCTCATCGCGACCTGGCGAGTGACCCGTACGCGCTGACGTTCCGGAAGAAGTACCTCGGCGAGTTCGAGCAACTGGCTCAGGCTGTGCTTGCCGCACGATCCACGAGCTAGTCGCCGTCATCCTCATCCGCCTGAGCGTCCAGCCCGATCCCGATCGCCTCGCGGAACAGCTTCACGCAGGTGACGACAGCCTCGGCCAGTGCGTCCGGGTAGTCGGTCTCAACCTCGACGTCGGTGCTGACGAAGTCACCGTCGGCGAAGTGGTAGCTGGCCGTGACCCTGGCGCTCATGGTGCGAGCGCAGCCCAGCGGTCGGTCAGCACGTCGATGTCCGCCTGCATCTCGGCCGCGGTGCTCGGGATGACGGCCTTGGCCTTGCGCACGTTGAGCGCGACCATCGCCGCCTCGAGCGTGGCCCGGTCGGCGTCGGTGGGCACGGAGATGTGGCGCAGGTTCACGATGCCGCCCTGTGCCGCCTTGACCCCGGCGAGCCAGGCTGCGAGGTCGTCGTCGAACTCCCTGCGTGCGACCGTGGCCATGGCTGCCCCCTGACGCCGAGGATCTAGGTCAAGCTCTCGATGTGAGCGACGAGTTCTGGGGTGAGCTGAAACCATTCGCCATTGACACGCAGATGTGCGAACTCGTGGTGCCGTTGCCGCTCGAGGCTCGCCCCGCCAACCTCGGTGGCAAGCACCTCGTCGTAGGGCAGTGCACGCAACCGTTCGGCGAGGTTCGTAGTGAAGCCGATCTTCACGCGGTCAGCGAAGCGTAGGTAGTACACCACCGCTGGGCGCCTCGCGGGTGCAGGTCGGGCAGTGGGAGCTTCGTCGTGGATGGCGTCGGAGATGATGTCCCGCACGCCGTTCCAGAAGGCTTCTCGTTGCCCAGGTGGCGCGTTCCTGATGGCAGCGATTGCCTCGGACATTGCGCTAACCTCGTCCACGTCGACTCCTCCAAGTCGGCCACGGCCCCGGACGTTGGCGCGTCGCGGGGCCATTCTGTGCACGGACACAGGTGTCCGTGCGATTAGTGTGACACAAGCGAACGTCGTTTCCGCAACAGCTGGCGGTCGTGTGTCCCAACCGTTTTGGTGACTTGATGCAGCCAGTAGACCTTGGCTCGCCCACACTTGCCGACCGCAGCGATCTGCTCGCGGCGAACGATCTGCCGGACGGCGCTGGAGCTGATGCCGAGGAAGGCTCCAATCTCAGCCGCAGTGAGTGGGCGCCTGCCTTGCGCGTCAATCATGCGATCACTTGCCGGACACGGGCCGGAGTGACGCCGAGGTATGCGGCGAGGTCGGCGACGGTTGCGGCTCCTGCTCTCATGCTGGCAGTTGCGAGTCGCACGTCCGGCACAGATGTGCGACAACCTCGCCGCCAGTCTCGACGGTGACGACCTCGAGGTGGCGACACGGGCCCTTGACGTACGTCGGTTCCATGCTGCCCCAGTGGCGCAGTTCGACCCACTCCCAGCGTTCATCCAAGTCCGCGCTCATGCCGTCGCCTCCTCGTTCGCCATCTCCAGTTTTGCACGAAGCGCGAAGTTGTACTCGGCTTGCGTGTAGCGCCGCCGACACCGCTGGCATGTCCAGAAGTCCTCGAAGCCCTCGCGCTCGGTGAGCCGTCGCTCGAGACTTCCACCGCACTCGAAGCACCCGACGTTGGCGCGGTCGCCCTGTCGCGCGTCGTGCAGCACGGATTCGAGGTGTGCGCGACATCGGCGCAGATCGTGGGCGAAGTCCTCGAAGGGCATGTGCGGATACCCGGCCATGTAGGTCATCTGCCTGTCGAGGTAGTCGACGTATTCGGACAGCGTCCCGGCAGTCAGTGGTTCGTCGTGCTCGAGCTCGGCACGCCAGGTCATATCCCAGGTTCCAAGCACTGTCATCGGGTGCAGTTCGCCGCTGGTGCCACAGCCCAGGCACGCCTCGTTGACCAGCAGCGGACATTCCTTGCCGTGGCGCGATGTCTCGATCCAGCCTTCGGGCAGCCGGCCGGACAGGTATGACGCAGCCGTATGCCCCCAGCGTTCAGGGTCGACGGTCGGGCCCAGCAGGGTCATTGCCTCCGAGCGTGTCCCGCGGTGGAGAACCTCAGGTGACAGTGCCCCGCACTTCGCCGCGATGGCGTGGAGGTCTTCCCGCGTCGAGCCGAGACATTCGGCGCAGGTGCCCTCGACGTGGGTGTAGCCACAGACGCGGCAGTGCGGTTCTCCGCATGGCTGACAGCCGGGGCAGTCGCCGCCCGCGCAGTCGTCCTCGTGCCGTCCGGGCAGGATGCGCGGCTCGGCGTGGCCGGCGAACTTGCAGTTCACGGGGTCTCCTCGAGGTATGCCCGCGCCACGGCGGTCGCGCCTTCGTTCGTGTCGGAGTAGAAGTCGATCTCGCCGTCAGGCTTGCGTGCGAACCGCAGATAGCCCTTGATGCCAGACGCTTGCTCGATCGCGACGTTCATCAACTCGGCGGTCGGCTCCATCTCGTCCTGACACACAGCCTCAGACCGGAGCCAGTCGGCGACGGCGTGCCATCGTGGGTCAGGGTCCTGACGCATAGCCTCGGCGGCTCGCGTCCAGAGGTCCGTCCTGCTCATGCCCCACCGCCCGGCCCGCAGCACCCTTCCGCACACCAGGGGTCCTCCCAGACCACGACGTTCGCCGCGGTCAGCAGCCTCGCCGCCTGCTCGGCCTCCTCCGGGGTGTCGTGGTAGGTGGTGTGCGTCGTGTGGCCGACGAGGTGGTCGACGCGCCAATCGCCGGTCATGCGTGCACCTGCTCGAGGCATGGCCCGCAGGTGACTTGCTCGATGTCACCGGTGACCCACTCACCGAGACCGCCATCGCAGGCCGTTCGGCCACGCTCTTGTGGGCCGCTCTCGTCGACCAACATCAGGTGGACCGGCAGGGGAGTCAGACCGGCTGCGACCTCCTCGGCCATCAGGGCCACAGACTCGTCGCTCAGTCGGTGCCGGAGTGGGCGGAGGCTCATCGCGTCGCCTCGAATGCTTCGATAGCGTCGCCGATTAGCTGCTCAACGCGCTGAGCGAGTTCGACCTGCTTGCGCGCCTCATTGCGGAGTCCGCGCAATCGCCCGTAGTTGACCGGGCGTGTGTCGAAGAGCATCTGACTCAGGTAGCAGGCGAGCACTTCCAGTTGTGCTCGGCGGGCCGCATGGAACGCCGCCTTGGCCGTATCGATGGCCTCTTCTGGCGTGAACGCCTTCACATGCGGCTCTGGCACCGCTCGCAACAGGTTCGTTGGTCGTCGCTCACTCACGGCTGAACCTCCTCAACCGCCGCAGCGGCCTCTCGATGTGTCGGACAGGTCTCCCGTGCCACCCCGCAACCACAGAGTCGCCCCTTGGCGCGCGCGAGCTGTGCGCGGGCCAGGCTGGCGTCGAGGGTGACGTGGAAGGAGTCGGTGGGGGACTCGGGGCGCTCGTCGCGTACCAGCGCATCGGTGCGACAGCCGCCGCAGTTGTGCGCCCACTGGCCGACGTGCTTGGGGCACTCCTCGTGCCGCTTTGGTGCGTGGGTGCGCATCGCGGTTGATCCACCGACTGCGGCAGCTTGACGCCACGGCCCTTGCTCGAGGACGCGCTTCGGGGTGTCGCTGGCGGGCTGTCCGTCGGTGTTCGTGTCGCAGGCGACGAAGACGAGGGCCACGGCAGCGTCGCGGTAGGCCCAGGCTGACATGTGCTTGCGGATGAACGACGTGAGCGAGCTGATCGGCCAGTCGGGGCGCAGCGCGTCGAGCGCGTGGGCGAGGCGTCTGATCTCGTTGTCGTTCATCGCCAAGTCCAATCGCCCGGCTCGCGCGGTACAGACTGCACTTGGATTTGGAGGCAACCACAACTGCTAGAAGCAGTAGTAACTACAGTCTGGTTCTGGTTCTGGTTCTGGACCCAGCACGGCCCGGCGTGACGGGCGTTGTGACGGCCTCTGGTTGTCCCAGTGGGACAGACGGCGGGACTCCCGCTGTGACGGATGGTGGTCATACCGACCTCAGTCCCTTCTCTACGGCGGCTTCGAGTTGTGCTCGTTCGGCTTCCTTGCGGGCTCGGTACTCGGCCTTGCGGGCGGTCTCGGCCTCTCGTCGCTCTTCCCACCAGGCGCGCGGCTTGTTCCAGTCGAGGTAGTCGTGGATCTCGTAGCCTTCG